GTCCGACCATTTTTCAATGGCTGAAATGGTATGGACGCTCTGGCACTGAGGCGATTAACATCATCAAAAAACATTTTCCGGAGGTGACGAAATGAATTTCACGAAATTCGATCCAACTGATGAAGCAGTACAGACTTCAGAACAGCGCAACGAATTAGAGCTTGGCCGGTATCTGCCGTTCGGCGTTAAGTTCTTAGACGACGCCATGATCGGAATCTCTAAGGGCGATCTCGTTCTGATCGGTGGCCGCTCCGGTGGCGGTAAGACTGAGCTTGCCACGCACATCGCAATGACGAATGCGCTCCAAGGCAAGAGGGTTTATTTCTTCGCTCTCGAGGCTGAGCGTAACGAGATTGCCGATCGCATTAAGTACAAGGCTCTGGCTAACTGCTATTTCTCGGAGCCGCACTCAAAGCGCACGCATATCGCCTACGACCGATGGAAAGCAGGCCTGCTTGCCCGGGAGTTCGCTCCGTATGTCTCAGTCGTAAACGAAGGCCTAAAGGCTCTCGATAAGCTCTTCGTGCGGTATGGCGAGGAAAATTACACGATTGATCAGTACGACAAGGATATGCTTGAGATCAAAGATAAGGCGGATCTGATCATTATCGATCACCTTCATTACTTCGATCTAGACGAGAGCCAGGCTAACGCCGAACTCAAGGCGATCATGAAGCGTATCAAGTTTCTGGCGCTCCAGTACCAGACGCCGGTCGTACTGGTTGCGCACATCCGCAAGCAGGACAAGCGCTTCGCTAATCTGGTGCCTGATCAAGAGGATTTCCACGGAAGCTCTGATGTCATCAAGATCGCAACGAAGGCGATTACGATCGCATCAGCCTATGGGCGGAAGAATTACCAGGCAGGGCCATCGCATGACGGAAAGGCTACGCTTGAGGAGATCAAGCTACCGGTCAATCAGTTCGCCTCATATATGCGAATCGTAAAGAACAGGCGTAACGGCTCCGTATGCACGCCGACCGCACTGGTATCGTATTCGCCTGAAACGAATAGCTACGGCTCGGGCTACATCCTTGGCGATGAGATGAGCGATAAGGGCTCGGCTGCATTCATTGCCAGAGAGCCTAGCGAGATTCCGTCATGGGCAGAAGGCGCTGGAAAATAACTCTTGATCTAAAAAACGAATTGAAATACAACTAAGGAACGAAAGGAAACCGCATTTATGAAAACAATCGCACTAGAACAAGGCTCGACCGAATGGCTCGAGTTTAGAAAGAACGGAATCGGCGCAAGCGAGATCGCAAGCGTCGCAGGAATCAAGGGCGCATTCCAGAAGCGCCTCGAGACGCTGGCAGAAAAGCTCGGCTCTCGCAGAGAGCTTTCTGACTTCGAGCGTAGGATCTTCTCAGACGGGCACGCTTGGGAGATCGCAGTAAGAGACGCTATCAATCAAGAGGGCTTTAACTTCACGCCTGCCGTTGTGGTGAGCGATTACAATGATCGCTTTTTCGCATCGCTCGACGGACTCGACGCCTCGCGCGAGATGATCCTGGAGATCAAGAGCGTAACGACCGAGACGAAGTTCAACCAGTACAGGCAAGAAATACCAAGTCATTACATGGCACAGGTTCAATGGCAACTCTACTGCACGAAGTACCCTCTGGCGGTTATTGCATTCGTCCACGACGGCGCCGTGGTCCGGCACGAGATTAAGCCCGATCTGGTACTCCAAGGTATTCTCGTACAGGAAGCCGAGAAGTTTCTGGCTGAGCTTGACGCCATCAAGGGCGGAACGATGCCTAGTCCAGTCCAGACGATTCGCTCGCCTGAGATCGTTCGCCTCGAGAAGCTCAAGCACCTCGAGATGGATATGAAGATCCAGCTCGCGATGATCACTGAGGAGATGAAGACGCTCGCAGAAAAACTCCTTGATGACCACAAAGCCACGAAGATCGAGGGTGATGCCATCGTCGTAACTTGGCAGGAGCGAGACGGAGGCTATGACTACAAGCGAGCATGCGAAGATGCAGGGCTCGACATCACTGGCTACAAAAAGAAATCTCAGCGTTTCGTAACCGTTAAAACCAAAGAAAAGGAAACCGAATAATGAAAATTTTTAAAGCAATTAACGAAGTCATGAAGGATCTGGGCGCTATCGCTAAGGGTCGTAAGAACACGCACCAGGGCTACGCCTTCCGAGGTATCGAGGATTTTTATAACTCGATTCATCCCGAGCTGGCAGCGAAGGGGATCTTTATTGCGACTCAGGTGATCGATAAGGTCAGTGAAACTCACCAGAAGGGCGAAAAGACTTCCTTTCGGGTGATGCTGAATGTGAACCACAAGTTTTACGCTGATGACGGATCCTTCGTCGAAGTCATCACAGCAGGCGAGGGCATCGACACTAGCGACAAGGCAACATCAAAGGCGCTATCGATGGCGATGAAGTACGCCTTTATTCAGACCTTCTCGATTCCGACTCAAGACATGAGCGATCCGGAGCGAGATTCTCCATCGGTTGATCTGACTAATCCAGTCGAGAATAGGTCCGCTCAGACTCCTAAAACCGTCCGGAGCGTGGAGCAAGCCAAGCCAGCCACGCCAAAAGCCCACCAGACGCACGAGGATGCCGCAGGAAGCGATTTTATGATCACCTTTGGGGTCTACAAGGGTAAGACGGTAAAAGCGCTAGGAACGGCAACGGCGAAGGCCTACGCCGAACACCTAACCAAGCAAGCAACCAACAAAAAAACTCCGCTATCGACACCAGAGGCAGAGTTCGTTAAGTTCGTAAGTGAGATCGGCGCTAGTTAGAAAGCGGTTTCCGGCTAGCACTACGATCGCCCCACCCTTGATTAGTCCCAAGGGTGGGGTTTTTTTATGCTTGCACGCTAAAGCGAAACAGTTCACTAATGTAATCATGGTGGATAAGGGGAATCTGAAGGTAGGGGATCGGGTTATCTGGTTGGGGTCGGCAAAATCATTGAGCTACGGAAATCGCCAGGTACCTGCACAAATCGTCAAAATCAAGCCGGATCGTATTCAGATCAAGATCGAAACACCGGCAGGGGAAATTTTAAAATATGTCAGTGCGAACTCACTCGACTACAAGAAAGCCTAAGCCAGTACCTGAGAAGTTCATCGAGCGAGAAATCATTCACTACCTGCGGCTCAAGGGCTGGATCGCAATCAAGGTCCGCACCTCTGGGCGCATCGTCAACGGTAGAGTGCTATCACTCCCGAAAGACGAGCTTGGCGTTAGCGACATCATCGCCTGCGATCCCGACGGGCGCTTTCACGCCATCGAGGTAAAAAACAAGGTAGGCCGCCAGTCAGACCACCAGCGGCGTTTTGAGCAGGATGTGAAAGCTAAGGGCGGTCGCTATGTGGTGATGCGCTCACTAGATGACGCCATCGAGTACCTGAAATCTTTTTATCCTTGAACAATTCAATTTAGTATTGAATCCTGATGATGAAACCTTGACTGGAGGAAAGAAATGGCAAGACCACGCAAGCAAGTACCGCAGTTTAACGCAGAAGAAACCAACAACGAAACGCAAAAGAGAGTTTTCGGCAACGGAGTCGAATTTAAATCCGATCTCTTCAAGCTCGAAGTCGCTGAGTGCAACCTAAATAAAAGCTGGAATGATGTTCCTATGCTCGAGCAGATCGAGCATGTGCATTTCTTCCATACCTACGACTCAAACGGTCGTAAGATGGCTCGCACCAATATCGTAGCCGGTCATTTCCATGTGATCGAATACGAAGAGCAAGGCGAGAACAAGCCCGTCAAGATCATTTCCGTCTCTGGACCTATGCACGAAGTAAAGCGCCGCATTATGGGTCGCTGGCAGAAAGTCGCCGAGCCTATCTCTGAAAGCCTTCAGGATGAGCATACGCACAAGATCACCTATCGCCGCTCTGAGATGGTCAAGGCTCGCCAAGCATCGCCGCAGGCAGCAAACATCGAAGCGCAAGAAGCTAACCGCACGGCTCCGATCTCCGGCATCGCTATCGGGTAACTTATGCTCTACTTCGAGCTAGTGAAAAAAACCTACCAGGAGGCAGTCGCTCTCAATCCACGCATTCCGCTGGATCTGAAAACTGCATTGAAATCTCATGAGAAAATTCCTTTATTCTTTAAAAACATTGCTCAAGAGCTTGAAAAAGCTCAAGACGATCGCCTTAAAAAGAATCAAAAGCCTTTTAGCGAAAAGACCATCAAAGAGTTTATCTATGATGTCACCGAAATATTTGTGCTCGGTGTTAAAGCCGAAGCCGACGCCAGGGCGCAAAGCGAAATCGAGCGCCTCGCACGGAAAGCCGAAGCAGACAAAAAAGCCGACCTCGAAAGCACCATCAAGGGCGAAGCTAAAGGCGACTATGCCGAAGTCCTAAAAGAAGGTGGCATTATTATGCCAGAGGATCGGTCCAGCGTATGAAAGCAAAACGACCAGTCGGACGACCTGCAACATACGATAAGGATTACCACCCAAAAGAACTCGTTAGGCTCATGAGCGAAGGCTTATGCGTCGCTCAAGTATGCAGAAGCTGGGGGATATCTCGAGAGGCATTCTACCAGTGGACAAAAGATCAACGAAAACCGGAATTTCTTGACTCCTTTAGAATCGGCCAGGCTGCGCTCGAGGCGTCATTCGTTGACCTGTTCCACGATCTTTCGACTGGCAAGGTGAAAGGATCCGCAGCCGCTGCGATCTTTTTGAGTAAGCAGATCCTGAACTGGTCGGAGAAGTTTAAACTCGCTGAGTCTGATGATGTAGAATTCGACACCAGCGATGAAAGTTAAATTCAAGCCGGTCGGCGCTCAGCGAGAATTTTTTCATGACGATGAGACGAAGCTCCTGCACCTATCGGCAGGCTTCGGATTCGGTAAAACTACGATCCTGCTCTATAAGCTCATGAAGCTCTCGAAGCTCAACTTCCCGTTTCACGGTGGGCTCGTGGTGCCTACCTTTACGGATTTCAAACGAGATGTCATGCCGAGTTTCGAAAGCCTGTTTGATACGCATAAGATCAAGGCACGATTCCACGGTGGCGATCATTATTACCAATTTCCCTGGAGCCCAGGACGGCTCTACATCGCTACCGCCGAGCGGAAGCTCAGGGGTCCGAACTGGGCCTATGCTGGCATTAACGAGCTGACGCTTATTCCGTTTATCCGCTATCAGGAAGTAATCGGACGGGTACGGGTGAAAGGGGCTCGTTCCCCTCAGATCGTCTCCAGTGGCACGCCAGAGGGCATCGCTAGCGAATACTATACCGCCTTCGTCGAGACGCCTGTAGCAGGCTCTAAGATTCTATACGGCGACACGAGAGAGAACGCCGAGAACCTCGATCCTGGCTATGTCGAGCGAGTGTTGGCGAGCTATCCGCAGGCACTGGCAGACGCCTATATCCGAGGCCTATGGGTAAACCTGGCTGGAAATAGGTTTTATTATTCTTATGATCCAAAGAATAACGACATGCGCACTAAGCCCGATCCTAATCTGCAATTCCTGATCGCTATGGACTTCAATGTCGATCCATTCTGCGCCTCAATTTGGCAGCTATGGGGCGACCGTTTCGTAGGTATCGACGAGGTCGTTCTCGAGGGGGGCCAGGGATACAAGACAGAAAACATGATCCAGGCGCTCCGTCAACGAGGTTACGACTACCGGAATAGCATCATCTGCCCTGATCCTGCTGGTAAGAACCGCAACACCTCTGGGCGAACGGATGTCGAGATTCTTCAGGCCGCAGGCTTTCAAGTACGGGTAAAGGCCGCAGCGCCAAGATTCAGAGAGCGCCAGGTAAACATGAATAACCTATTCGAGAAGCGCCGGATCGTCGTAAACCCTGAGACGCAGCCTAAGACTAAGAAGGATTTTATGGCAGTCGAGATCGATCCGGTCACGCTCGAGAAGATTAAAAAGAATCCGAAGCTCACTCACTTATCTGATGGCGTCGACTACATGGTGGACATTTACGCGCCGTTTAACGATCATCGATCCAGTAACTCAGTGGCTAGGATTCGATAAGTAACTGTGTCAGTATGAAACCAGAGGGAAGCGATGGCAGAGGGAAAGAAATACAAGAAGGTCGTTACTAATCCGGAAACTGGTAGGAAGAAAACTATCCGCTACGGAGCAAAAGGCTACCGCATCGCTCCAGGCACCGAGCGAGGTGATTCCTACTGCGCTCGCTCCTGGGGCCAGATGAAGGATTTCCCAGAGGCTGCCAAGGATCCTAATTCACCTTTAAGACTGAGCCGCAAGAAGTGGAATTGCGTCGGAAAGAAGAGCGTAAAAAAATGAGAATCAAGAGCGAGCAGGACATCCTAAAACTGGAAGTACGGAAAACCATCATCGACGAGATCAAGGGCTCAGAGAACCAGGCACGGAAGCACGAAGCCTATAAGCGTTACCTCTGCTACAAAGATAAGACTCGTGATTTCGTAATCGAGCAGCTCCTGCGCCAGTTCGACCAGAGCACCGTCGAAGAGATGCAGTATTGCGTCAGTAACATTTCGTTCGTTCGCAAGATCATCGACAAGCTAGCTCGAGTCTATAACAACGGCGTCATGCGAGAGATCGTTGGCGATGAGGCTGCATCCGAGAATCTGCACACGCTCGAGAAGGAACTCGATTTTAATACCGCTATCAGGCTCGCAAATAAGTTTCTGAAGTTACAGAAGAACTTGGCTTTCTATGTAAAGCCATGCCCTGTTTCCATGCCGGACGGCTCGCAGAAATACACGATCAAGCTCGATGCGATGAATCCGTACCTTTACGATGTGGTCGAGGATTACTACGACCGCACTACACCACTGGCGTACATACTGAGCGATTTCGACTACGCTCCTACGCTCTACACCACGAAGGATCCGGCTTACGCTGGCCGCGCTGGTAGCGAGATCAAGGGCGTCAATCCTCAGACTAACCGTCAGGACGACACCATCGCAGACGATCCAGACGACGCCAAGCTCAAGGCCTTCATTTGGTGGACGCCTAGCTATCACTTCACGACCGACGCCACGGGCGAGATCATCTCAGGGCCTGAGATCGTAAACCCTATCGGTGAGCTGCCTTTCGAGAACTTCGCTATCGATCAAGACGGTCAGTTCTGGGCTCGAGGTGGGGCGGACCTCATCGACGGCGCTATCCTGCTAAACTCGATTCTGACTCATAACCAGCATGTGGCGGTAACTCAAGGATATGGCCAGTTCTACATGAGAGGTAAGTACCTGCCTCGTAACATCAAGATTGGGCCAAGCAAAGCGATCCTGATGGAGTACCAGGAAGGCGAGCCCGAGCCGGATCTTGGCTTCGCGACCGCGAATCCTCAGATCGATGCGCTCCGTGGCCTGGT